ATCTTTCATTACTAAATAAAAGAATTATCGAAATGTATAAAACTCAATCAAAGAGAAGTAATATACGTCAAGTATTTACTTACCTTAAAGAGGTTTATACACTAAATAATTCCCTTTTATCTAAAGGTAACTACATTCCAAAATGTAGAATATCAGTAGATAAAAAGGGTAGACCTAGACTATTACCAATCTATATTCGAGATTGTTATCTCGATAATAGAGTAGTCTTTGTTGCAGTTCAAACAGTTTTAGGTGTACATAGATTATTGAAATGATGACCAAAAGTATCTTACGATACTATTTTGGCTCCATTTAATGGATTATCATCTTCTTTGTCTCCAAGCATTTTGCTTCGAGCAAAGCGTAATCTTGTTTCACTTATAACTGGTAGGCATGTTCATAAACGAACATCACAAGAGTTTTCTCTTAAACTTCAACCTATTAAAGGTTTGGTTCTTGAGAGCTCTGGCCCTAATGGTAAGAAATCATGGTATTCTGTTACTACTGATGCATTTGCATTTTATAGTGAACCTTTATACCTATATAATCTTATTAGATTTTATATATATAACGAAGCATATCTTATATGCTTTGGTTTTATTATGATTCTTATATTAGGTTTACCTCTATATTTATTTACATACTCTAGCAGACCATTACTTGGTAAGCTTGGAGTTGTTTATAATGTTAGTGGTAAATCCAGAGTTATTGCTATGTCTAATTATTGAATTCAGATTGCGTTATTTCCTTTACATAAATCTATTATGGATTTATTAAAGAAATTGCCTACTGATGGTACTTTTGATCAGTTGAAGCCTGTTAGAGCTTTACTATCAAATGAATCATACAATGATACTTATTTCTCATTTGATTTATCTGCGGCGACTGATCGTCTACCGCTCGAACTTCAAAGAGATTGTTTATCATTGTTTGTAGGTAACGAATATAGTTCAATGTGACACAAACTTATTAAACTCCCGTTTGGCCCTGATCGAATGCTTTATGCAGTAGGTCAACCGATGGGATGTTATTCATCTTGAGCTATGCTTGCTTTAACTCACCATATGGTGGTTAATGCTTGCGTATCTAAACCTAATTCACTTTATTGTGTTTTAGGAGATGATGTCATAGTTACTAGAGAATTTTCAGATACTTATTTAAGTATTATGAAAACTTTAGGCCTTGAGATTTCTTTAAGTAAATCAATGATTTCTTCTGATTTCGTTGAATTTGCTAAAAGAGTTATCTCTAAGGATGGTAAGTTCTGAAGTCCTATTGGACCAGGTTTAATTTTAAACTTGGTTCGGGATCCTCTTACACTTGCTGTAGCTATTAATGAGTTTGTTACTTTTGGTGTTTATACCATTAGTGAATCGCTAGAACTTTTAGAAAGCAAATTTTCTAAAAAGAAATTTGATCTTTCATTCGTGCTTTTCTGTCTTTTCGGACCAAGAGGTTTGATTAACCGTAATAATCACGTCGCACTTTCAAGTGGGATGAGATGACTTACGGATAATACTTTTATCTCTCGGTCTGACTCTGAATATATGATGCAACTAGCGCTGTTAGCGTTAGCTGTACTTAAATACAGAGCCAATAAAGAAGTAGCTAAACAGAACCTAATCAATTTTGATTATAATTGCTTATATCAATTTTGACTGAAGTTCGGTGCACAGGCAAAGTTCCACTATGCCTTAAGCTGATTATCGCCAACCCCTTGGTTACATTTAACCAAGTGTATTAACGATTTTTATGAGATTTCTCTCCCG